AGTTCTTTCATTTAAAATCTGCCAGTAATTCGTTGTATCCGCCGATGTAAATAAGTTCATCATCAACACGTTTAAATATCTGTGGTACAGTCATGAATGGTCTTCCTGCTACACTCTGTAAACGTTCCTTGTCGTATTGTGCAAGTAACTCTACGTCTGTGTACACATAATCTTCATCTTGTCTGTCTAATAAACGTGTTGCTTCAATACAAAACCCACATGCTTTTCTACCATATATCTCGTACATAATTATTCCTTATCCCTGACAACTAATACATTCATCATCGTCGCCCTCAAAATCTTTAAGTGCGTCGCGTTCTATTTTTGTTCCAATGTTATCTGCTGTTTTACCTGCAGTAGTACGTAAGTAATACAATCCTTTCAAGCCTGAAGTATAAGCTTTTAAATGCACACGATTAACATGTCCTTTATCTGCACCTGAAGGGAAGAAAAGATTAACACTCTGACCTTGGCATATAAACTCTTGGCGCTTAGCAGAATGTTCAACCACCCAAGTCTGGTCTAATTCAAATGCAGTCTTAAACTTACTCTTATCATGCATGCTTAGAAACTCTAAGTGTTGTACACTGCCGTCATTAGCTAATATACTGTTCCATGTATCTTCATTATCTTTATCAATGTTCTGAAGAACTTCTTCTAAGTATTTATTCTTAACTGTATGTGCGCCTGCGCGTGTACGATGAACATACATATTAGATTTAAGAGGTTCTATAGACGCAGTACATCCACAAATAATACTAGAATTAGCGTTAGGAGCAATAGCAAGTAGATGAGCGTTTCGAACTCCCGACCCAATACCATCAGGACATTCACCACGTTCTTTAGCAAGGACTTTAGTTTGCGCTTCAGCTTGAGACTTAATGTTTTTAAACATCGTATAGTTTGCTGATGTTGCTTCCCAACTTTCCCAAGCAATATCTTTAGATTGTAAGTAACCATGAAAACCCATAGCACCGATGCCAATAGAACGTTCACGAACAGCAGAAAAACGCGCCTTATCCAACTCTTCTGGGGCATGTGCAATAAACTCCGTTAATACATTATCTAATAGAGTTACTAAATCAGCAACCATTGTTGTGTCTTTCCAATCATCATACTTCTCTAGGTTCACAGAAGATAAACAACATACTGCTGTACGTTCTTCGTCGGTAGCTAAATGAATCTCATTACATAAGTTTGAACCATGTATCTTTAAACCTAATTCTTTTTGGAACTTAGGTAAAGAAGCATTAGCAGTATCAATAAAGTTTAAGTAAGGTGAACCTGTTCTAAAGCGAGCCTCAAGAATACGTTGCCATAAATCTCTTGCTTTGATTGTTTCAATTACTTCTCCCTTACTAGGGCAGATTAGATTCCAAGAGCCGTCTTCTTTTACTGCTTCCATAAAATCATTAGGGATATTAACAGCATTAAAAATGTTAAAGCATTTACGATTAATGTCTCCACCAGTAGGTAGTTTGAAGTTAACAAACTCTACAATGTCTGGATGGCTAACATCTAAGTAAGCGGCATAAGAACCTTTACGAGTCTTACCTTGTTTAAAGGCTGTCATCTGTGCGTCTACAACTTTAAGCATCGGCATTACACCAACAGACTTATCTGTAATACCGCGAACATTATCCCAATGACCGCCAACGCCTCCACCTTTAACGCTAAGCATTGCTGTCTCAGCATGGTGTTCAACTAGACCCTCAACTGTATCAGGGACATAAGAAAGAAAACAACTAATAGGCATTGCCTTATGAGGTTCTCCTGCTTTAGGTGCGTTACTAAGGATAGGACTACTAAACATAAACCAACCTTGAGAAACGTAATCGTAGATACGCTGTGCTAGTTGTAAGTCTCCACCACAGTAAGCTAAGGATGCTCTAGAAAAAGCCTCTTGTGGACTTTCTTCTTCGCTAAGCATATAAAATTCTTTGAGTAAAGAGGATGCTTGTTCAGTAAGCAATCTATCTCTATCTAAGTTTATTGTTATTGTCATCAGTGTTTCCTAATTAATGCTAATGAGTTTGTTTAAATAATGTTCAGCTTTTCTTAAATCATTTAAGCCGCCTTTGTTGCGCCAACGACTAATGTATTTAATAATGTTTCCTTCAAGATAACCTTGGAATGCTTCTTCAGACATAATGCTTTCCATATATTCCCAAGGTTGTATAGGTAGATTGTAGTGGTCAGGACATGTTTCATTAGGAAACTCTCTCTGGTCGTAGTGCAAACCATCATTCCCATTCTGTCCTATAATATCCATACGTTCTTCAAGAGCATCCTTAAGGTCTGCTGTTGCTACGTATTGTTCCCACTCTTTGTTTCTACTATTGCGATTTTCAGCAATTTCTTTTAAGTGTTCTTCCATTTCTTTTGAACTCTTATAGATAGTATCATAATGTTCCATTAGTATATCTCCTGTATTCTGTCTAAGGTTGTGTTGGTAACAGAATCAATTTCTTTTTTAAAGTTAGAAATAATGTACTCATACATTTCTTTTTTGTTATCAAGGCTCTTCTTGTATTTATAAAAACTATTTTCATATATACGTCCTGAGCATTCTGAATCATAAATAGATTTGTGAAATGCTGCCTCTACCTTGTAACCATAGTATGCTTGTATTGCTGCAATAACTGATTCTTCTTTTGTCATAACACCTCCACTTGATTTGAACCTCTATATTAAAACAACAACACAACAATTACAAACGATAACTAACTGGTCAGAGGAGGTCGTCTTTGTTTTTAGATACCCACTCATTAGGTAGTGTTGTTTCATCATACCATTTAAAGTTATTAGCTTCAGCCCATTCAGAATGAGAACGCTTTGTTCCATCTTTTCTTTTCTTTGCTTGAGGCATAGGAGCATTGGGGTTAGCAAACAAGAAGACTAATTCATAACCATCAGGCAATGCCTTAGAAATCCAAATGTATTTACTGTACTCTGCGCTATCCCAGAATCTTCCTTTAGCTTCTAATAAGATTTTCTTTCCATCTAATTCACGTACAAAATCAGGTGTATAAGTATGATGAATAGTATACTCAATCTTATCTAAGTGTATCTCCCAATCTTTAAGTGGTCCTGTATGTAACTCATACTCCCACTTAGAATCATAACCTGACTCAAGATTCTTTTCTCTTGGGCGTTTAACTCTAGGCTTTCTAAATCCTTTCCTAATCTTTGGATTAGACATTAGAACTCTCCTTGTTTTATATCTAACTCTTCAATTGTAATTAAGAGATACATGTTAAAAATAATATCATTAATAATATCATCTTGTTTATCAATGTCTCTTATATGTTTCTCTAAAAGATAAACAAGTTCTTTTAAATCTTTTAAATTGTCGGTGCGTTCTGCCATGTTGTACTCTCTTTCATAACATCAGTCAGCTTAATAGTATATATAGGCTTACTTGGATTCTTCTTAACAATATTTTTTAAATGTTTTCTAACCCACTTACGAGAGAAAGCACTAAGCATTACTTTATTGTTAGCTCTAATGTGTGTTTGTTTAGGCAATAGTTCATCAAGATTATACTTATTAATCTTTAAAGCTTCTTCTTCACTTACTAAAGTCTTAAGCCATTCAACAAGAATAATATCTGTGTGATGGCTGATTGCCTTCATGGTTTTTTCGTTCATAGTATTTCCTCTACGTTAGGTTCTGAAACAACTTTCGTTAAATAAATATAACCATTAGAATATTTAAATGTTCTTAAGCCTTCACCATCATTTGAATCTTTATAGCATTCATGTTTAAAGCTACACCAAGTACAACCCTTAGGTAACTTCATGTTTCCTTTAGTGCCATGTGCTTCAGGTTCATAACAAGGTTCAGGCATATCATCACCAAAGACTTGTTCTTTCATAGTTTTAATTCTTTGTGTGATGTTAGGTTTATCTAAATCATCAGGACGATATAAACATAACTCACCTGATTCTTTATTGATAACAAGGAAGCCTCCATTCTCTGTGCCTGTTGAGTGTTCATAGGCGGCAAGCTGTGCAAGGTATCCGAAGCTATCATCTTGTGGTAGTGTCCCATTGCGGAACTTATTGAATGCAAACTTAGAGGCTGTCTTAATGTCTACTACTTCGCCGTCGATAATACAATCCATATGTCCTGTAATACCTTCAACCTTTGCTTCACCTTGTTCGCCTGAAACATTGTGTCCGCTCATGCGCACAAGCATAAGTAGAATCTCTTCTAGTAGATGACCATATAAGAATTTAATTTGAGTGGAAGGAGAGGGAGGTGTGCGTTCTTCTGCGTTCTTTTCGAACCAAAGCAGTCGAGCAGGACGCCCAACATTAGACATTCTTAGATTGAATTCTTTGTTTCGCTTGGAGGGTTGTGACCAATGTAGAAGACATTCTCTAATGCCCTCTAATGTTTTATCTAATTCAGCCTCAGATATGTTAAGAGGTTCGCCATGCGACAAACCTTCAAGGCTAGAATATATATCTGTGATAAGAGTATCTAAACTCTTAGTGTGTTTCTGACCAGTTGTATCCGACATTGTAGTCTCCGTCTAATGGACAACGCATATTAAGATTCTGTCCTGCTTCTACGATTGCATCAATGCCTAACTGACCTACTGTATCAGCATCTTTATCTGAGGTTTCTATCTGCCATTCGTCGTGTACATTAGCAACGAACTTAGCATCAACACCAGAAGCAATAATCTTTTTGTTTAAAATAACAAGTGCTTCTTTCATAACGATTGCACCTGCACCTTGAAGTAAAGTATTTAACGCTGAATGTTCTGAGCGCACAAATAGTTTACGTCCGTCTAATCCTTTAAGCCACCCCTTCTTGCTCGCTCTTGATACTCTATCTTTAAGTGTTGCAAGTGATGGCGTATTAGTAAGAAAACGTTGTTTAAGTCTTCGACCTGTCGCTCTGTTTCCTCCAGAGATTGACCCAATTTTTGCATCTCCCGCTCCGTATAAGAAGGCATAGATGAAAGTCTTAGCCTGATTTCTAGATTCAAGTCCCGCAGCTTTTTGGTTAGCTGTGTGTATGTCTCCGTTGAGAATTTCATGAGTGTATTCCTCGTCATTCATATAGTGTGCAAGCATACGTAGCTCTAGTCCTGAAGCATCAATACCTACAAGTCTCTTATTGTCTTCGACTGTCCAACAACTGCGACACTCTTTACCATAAGGTGAATTACTTGAAGGTATCTGAGCCATGTTAGGTTCGCTGTGTGTCATTCGACCGGTCACTGCACCATTGCTATTAACATAACCATATACTCTATCGTTACTTTTCGTTGACTCTAACCAAGATTTAATCTGTGCTACACGTTTCTGTAACATAAGATACTTAGCAATCAACTGAGCCTCCGGTATATTCTTAACCTTTTCTAATGTGCTTTCATCAACAATCGGCTGACCAGTTGGTGTTAGCTTAACCGGTTTCCAACCGAAGCGTACAAGATACTCTCCGATTTGCTTCCGACTTCCAAGATTAAAAGGCGTAGACTCTGTACGTATAATATACTTTTCTTTAGGGTTTTGCAACATTGTATACTCTTCATCGCTGAGGCGTACACGTTTTGTTTGTCCGGCTATCTTACCCATCTTTGAAAGCGCACCTATCTTAGTATAAGAAGGTTCAATCTTAGTCTTAGTTACAACAGGTTTAAATGTTAGATGTACTTCAGACTCAACAGCAACTAGCTCTGCAGTTATCTCTGCCACAAGCTCCATAGCATAAGGGACATTAAGCTTAAACCCATTGCGTATCTGTTCTTGGATAATACTATATACACCATGCTCTAATTCTATTGATTGCTTAGAGAAACCTCTTGCTTCTTGGCGCAAACATTTAAATACTTTTGCATTAAGCTTAGTATCACGAACACAATAAGTCATCATCTCTGGCTCAAAGTATTCAAAGTTATCATACTTAATCTTATTGTACCCAAGCTTCTGACCCCAAGCATCAAGACTATGACCACCCTCTCGAGTGGGATTAAATAATCTACTAAGAACAAGTGTGTCTAAAACTTTGGCATGCTCTGATAAATCCACACCTTTGATTTTATGTATGACAGGTAAATCGTAGCCGATAATATTGTGACCGATAAGCTTATCCGCAGTTTGAAGGTGCGCCACAGCTTCATCAATTTGTTGTGGGTCGTACTCATAAGTTTCTCCTGTATCCACATCTACAATTACAATACAAAAAATAACATCAGGATTAAATCCATTCGCTTCTATATCAAACACTAAGCTTTTCATAATTCATCCTCAAAAAAGTTATCCTCTTCTGGTAGTGTCTCATCTAGTCTACCTGTATGTTTATCATAAAGAAGGTGTGTTGCTACTCCAACGTCACCAGTATATCTAGATTTTAACACACGAACCTTGGTAGTGGAAGCCTCAATTGGGTCATCAGACTGCTGATTTCTTTCAAGACCAATAACACAATCACTTAGCTGAGCGATAGACTGAGAACCACGTAAGTGAGATAAGCCTGTCTCGATACCATTCTCATGTCCTTTGTTGCCATCGACACGACGTAAGTGAGAAACAAGAATCATTCCACAGCCTGTCTCTTCAACAAGGGTACGAAGTCGGTGCATAATATTATCAATAGCTTTTCGCTCATCAGATTCTAAGGCACTAAGAACTAACATATGTAAGTGGTCAACCACAATCCATTTACAATCACAACCAATAATCATAAAGCGTAGCTTGCTGAAGATACTATCTATATCGTTAACGCCAAGGTGAGAGTGAACCCAAACACGTCCTTCGTTCTCGCCCTCAAATACATTATAGTAATGCTTATCAATTTCTTCTTCAGACATCTCACTGCGTACTGAATCGAGATGCATCTTAGAATTAGATTCAATACTTAGGATGCCATCAATGGTACGTTGCCAGTTTTCTTCTAACGCAATGACACCTACATTATCTTTAGTTTCTTTTATAAGCCAGTGTTCTAACTCTCTTGTGATTGAACTCTTACCAAGTCCTGTACCACCAGTAAGGGTAACTAACTCTCCAAGGCGTAAGCCTTCTAGCTTTGCGTTAAGCCCTGCCCAAGGATAAGGTATGCTTTCTTTCTTCTCTCTGCTCTTATATTTTTCTTTGCTTGCAGTAACACTTAGTACACCTGATGGGGTATATAACTCTGCGTTCCACCAGTTCTGTACAAATTCTTTATGCTGTGCCTTACGTAGCATATCGTTAGCATCTTTGAAACCATTGGGAAGATTAAGAATCTTAGCTTTGCCGGGGCGTAATAGTCTTGCTACCTTCAATGATGCATCTGTACCTGCTTTGTCTTTGTCGAAACAAATCACTACATTTTCAAATGACTCTACATATTCTAAGTTTTCTTTGATGTCTTTGTCTGCACCTGCCGCTCCATTCTTAATGGAAACAACAGCCCACTTACTGCCGAGCATTTCATATGCTGCCATTGCATCACATTCACCCTCAACAATAGTTAAATACTTACCGCCTGATTGGAATAACTGCTGACCAAATAAGCCAGTACCTTTAGGTGGTGAGGTCCAACTGAAAGTCTTATCTTGTTTACGTACCTTGCTTGCTACATTCTCATGATTAATAAAATAAGGATAGGCATGTTCAACAATATCACCATTGTGATTGCGAACAGATTTAACACCATACTTCTTGGCTGTGTTAAGGGATATACCTCTATCAGATAAAGGATAATATTCACCTGTCTGAATGTGGGTAGTAGTCTTTTTAATTTCTTTAGCAGGTCTGCTGTAGTCTACTTCTCCATTCATTTCTTTTTCATAGTCACGCATGAATGTCTGGCAACTGAAACAATAAGCTGAACCATCATCGTTCATTGATACTGGGTCACTGCCTCCACATTGTGGGCAAGGTAATTTGTATTTTACAAAAGACATATCATGTTCCTTTTTGTTGGGTATAAAAAAGGGAACTAAAAAGCTCCCTTGGATTTACTAAAATACACAAGATTATTCTTGGATTAAAGCGTCTTCAGTCAATAATTCTTGAAGCTTAGAATGTAAGGCTACTGTCGATGCTTGAGCAATTACATACTCGTTACCTGCATCAGTAAACTTTTCTTCTGCTAAGGCTAAGAGTTGGAAGGCACGTTTGCCCTCCTCCCCTAGCTTTTCAATATCATATTGCTTTTCTTGATGATTGTATATCATAGCTCGTCTTCGTCCTCCGAGTCAAACTCTTCACCGTCAGCTACCTGATACTTAATCAAGTCTAATACTTGCATTGCTTGGAAGTCTAAACCTTTGAAGGTCTTACCTTTCCACTGTGATTCCCAAGGCTTGTACTGTACCTTAACTAATGAACCATTGCCGACAAGAGTATCAATCTCATTCTTTGCTTTGTCCATAAGCTTAGGTGCTTGGCGTACCATATCGTTAGGACCATTCACCTTACGCTTGATTACTAACGCAGGACCTTCTTCCATATCTTTAACAGTGTAGCCATCGTTGCGGAACTGCTCTGCAGTGTCTTCGTCTACGACTAAGTTAACAGAATATACTGGGTCGTACGTTGTGTTAGGCTGAGTGACTGAAGCCCAAAATGCTTTACCTTGAATAACTGGCATAATATATTACCTCTAAATAGTGTTGATGATTTAGTTACACCGATGAGGTCGTTACCCCACCGATGCCTATACAGATTACAGGATGTTTCGTTAGTTGTCAAGCGATTTTTTTGTCGCCTTACTCTTAGTGGGTGTTGATGTGCTTGCGCTCTTGGCTGTAGGCACACACATCTTCATTACATCATTAAGCGTATAATCTTTTTCGTTTATTTTATGAACACCTCCATCGCTAGTTGAGATAAGAATATTAGTGCCATGTTGTTTAACACTTGTAATCATATTACGTGCAATGTAAATGTTGTAAGGGTTTTTAAATTCTAGGAATGAATCCATTTTATTTCTCCGTTAAGTTAATAGTAGTAATACCTGCGTGGTTCATTATATCAGTAATGGATACGCAAAGTCCATAAGCTTTATTCTTTTGAGAGTATTTGCTCTGTGGTTTTTCATTGTACTTATCTGGATGCTCTTCAATATATTCTTGAGCTTTCTTTAAGTCAAACATATATATTGTATCATCTTCTAAGAAGTGATAAAGAATAACATCAGCCTTACATTTTCTAAACCATCCTAAGTTTGTTGGTTTATTACTCCATGTTTCTAAGTAAAAATTATTATATCTGTTTTTTACTTCTGCTTTTACTTCAATGAAAAGTTTCTTATCTCTTTTAACTGCTAAGTAATCTCCATAATAAGTTTGATATGTTAAATTATTTCTAAAGTCATCGGTATGTATAACAAAATCATAACGTTTATTTAAAAACTCAAATACTTTTTTGTTACTTTCTTCTTCGATGGCTCTGCATTTTTCAAAGCTATTCATAAGTTAAACCTTTTAAAAATATATTCTATTACAACTGCGAGTAAAGCGCAAACAACTAATCCAATTATTATATTCATGTTGGTGACACATCGAATATAAATTCATTTGTTATTGCTGTAGTGGTGAATGTTTTGTTGTGAAACTCTCCACGCTTTATCATTTCTTCTACAAGTTTTGTTGCTTCATTTTCTGTGTAGGCTTCCATCTCTACCATACATTGTTTAACGTCTCGTCTTCCAACACGAACCCTAAACTTCTGAAGCTCCATCTCTCTATCTTCAGGGAAAAGCTCGTAGCTTAGCTCGAGTATAGTGTTGTCACATATACCTTCTTCTCGAGTGAAGTTATCCTTCAAAGATAATAGTACTTGGTATGCTTCGTCGTAGGTTAAGTCAGCCCTTACGTCTAACACATTATCAATGCCCCAAGTAAAACTAATTTCATATAATTCTTTCATGTTCTATCCTCATAAATAAACCAAATGACTACACATATTATAAATAATATAAACGTAAATGATAATGAATCCAAGTTATTTCTCCTTATCTTTTAGTCGATACTTAAGTTCATGGTGGAAACCTGTGCCGTTAAGGTCACGCCATTCTTCTAGCGCGGCATCATATACTTCTATCTCTGCTCCATATGCCCATGCTTTAAGTAACTCTACGCGCTCATTAATTTCTTCTTCTTTAGTCATCCTAATTACTCCAACCATTCTTTAACAATATCATAATCACTATCTAATACTTCACCTCCATTAGAAGTGGTGAAGCGTTCGCAAAGATACTCAGCAGTATTCTTTCCGTTGGTCGCAAATAACATATTGAAGTCTCCGTAATAACCTTGCTCAGTTAAATACTCTACGCATCTATGTATTGCTTTTATTTTCTGGCTCATGATTATTCCTTAACTTCTTTAGATGATGTGACAACTACATTAATATCTTTGAATACTCCACGCGCTATTAAGTCATGTTTCTCCTTCATCTCTTTAACTTTAAGTAAAGCTTCAGCATGTCCCGAGGCATCAGTTTTAATGGTATACTCTGTTACAACTTGGAAGGTGACATCATAAGTGTTTACTCTTTCATCAGGCATGATAATAGACTTAGGTATTTCTATAAATCCTGCTTCACTTTCTGTGTCTGTTACCCAATTAGTACCGTCCATTGAAGCGATACAATTATAGATTGTTATTCTTACATAACTAAGGGCAGGGTCTGGATGATATACATTTACATCATAAACCTTACCTTCATCAGTAGTGAAACTTGTCCACCAATCTTCATCACTATTGTAAGTACCATCATTTATGATTGCTTCAACTGCTAATCTTTCTAAGTTATATTTAATCATTGTCTTTATCCTTAATCGAATCGAGTGGTGTTGCGCTGATAGTACATTGCTTCAGCAAGTTTCTGAGCTTGTAAACTTCTTTTATCTTCTACTACTGCAGTGTTAAAAGAAGGTAAACCTTTATGGATTAAAACTTGTCCATCCTTTAGAGGGTTGAACATATAACCTGCCTTTGAACCACTGTACATGGCATACTCTTTATCGGTACGCCCTGTTGTTTTATTTTTAATATATCTAATCATCATTCATCCTCCAACACAAACACAGTACCAATACTTACAACAACAAAAGGAATTAAAAATATAATACCGTTAAAACAAGAGGGTAGTATTTCATCATCTTCAAGTACAAATACTGGGCGACTATCACAAGCTTCAATATCAAAACCAAAACCATTTCTAAAACTTAGTGTTACAAACTTATTTAAAAAAGTAAATGTCATATGTTCTCCAAGAAGGGAGCATGAAGCCCCCTATTATTGTTTAAAATTTAAGCTACTAAACTTAGTAGTTCTGAGTTGACGACATCTTTTACAGTCTGTTGTCGTTGGTGTTGAACACTAGCAATATTATTTTCTGAGCGCTTAGAGACTTCAGCATGTGTACTCCAATCAGTCATTGCATTGTATACTGCCCAAAGATTATCACCTAAACGTTTCTTATAAGTATCTTTATATATATTATACATATATGTTAATGCTTTATTTTCTCTTGGGGATAAAGATAATAACTCTTCTATGGATAAATTACTACCATAAAATTCTTTAAGTTTATTAATAGTCTTCTCAGCCTTAGATGCTTTAACAAAAATATTAAATGCATCTACATCTCTTATTGAAGTGTTATAATATTTATGCCATAATTCATTTTCATTCTGCATAACATTAAGACTATTCATGATTATCTTTGAACCTCTTGCAATGTCTAAACCTTGGGTATGTTTACTTTTATATACTGCAATTTCACCTGTAGTAAATACTTGTAAGTTAGTACAAGCATACTGGGTCGCTGCACAACTCATCATAAAAGCCCATGTTCCATCGAAAGAAGTTATACTTAATAGACTTAGTGTTGCTGTATCACCATCCGGTGTAACATATGAATGTTCCGGTAAGTCATACTTAACAAAAGTTCGTGAACCATTATGCGAAGTTTGTATAGTTTCTTTTAAGCCTGAAGTATTTAGGTCCGAGTTTAATATAATGTTACGGCTAGTATCAATTAAACGCTTAGGAGGGACAGCAACATATCGTTTACCATGGACTCCAAGCTCAGCACCAGTATCAGTACGATATATAATTCGTTTAGTTGATGTTAGAATTTTATGTGTTTCTTTTGATAGATACTTAAGTGGCGCTGTTTCAATGTCGAAATCTGCCGGACCATAGCCGTCGAAAATAGGTTTGTTGTTACCGAAAATTGATTGAACGTTATTCATAATAATTACCTTTTAGGTTTTAAAAAATTAGGGGGCGACATCCTTGTCATTCACTTTACACAAACAAATAATCTACATGTGCTTTTGATACTTCCATCGCATCATTAAATCTATTTTTCTGGGTAGCTAAGTGGTTGCACCAACTATCCCATAGTTTTTCTGTACCAATGTTGTGACACAACTCAACATAGTCTTCAATTTTTTTATGGTAAAGTTCCTTAGATTTTATCTTAGTAGAAATCTTTAAAACTTTATCATCAATTCTATACATTCTTACATTGTGGAGGTCGATGCATCCTACAAGTCCGGCAGTTAACTGGCAAACAAATCCGGCTTTTACTGCGCCAAGTCCATCAACTTGCATAAATAATTTCATAAGAGATACTGATTTTTCATGGTCAGTTTTACTGCTGTTGATGATAGCCCTGAATTGACCAAACATTTTACCTTTATTTTTAGATAAATAGTTATAAGTTTTTTTCTTATTGCCCCATAAAAATCTACTATCTTTTTTATGTTGGGCAACATCTTTCATTTGAGAACCTACTGAATGCCATGGTTGCTGAATAGATAATACTACCATTAAGATAACATCAGCTAGATTGTCAGCAGATTGTTGAGCATGCTTACTAATTATTGGGGCATGTGTCTTATACATTTGCTTATACCTTTGAATGTTTAAGTGAAAGTGAAATCGAAGCGTCATTGCCTCGATGCCTTTATAGTATGCTCACAAATCGGAGCAATTGTCAATCCCTATCCCTGTGCATAATGCGATTGTGATAGAGTGTGATGCATATGTGTTTTTATTATATTCTTATTCCTTTTTGTTATTAAACCTCGAAGACTCTTCTATTAGCCATGTAAACAACATCTGAACCCTTAAAAGGGTTATCATCATTATCTTTATAAACAAATGTAGAATACTTATAAGGGTTGTATGTTATTTCTTTAAAGTCTTTATCATTAGTTTTAAAAACTTTTGAGTCTATTGAAAATAAGTTTCCTACTATTCCGGCATGGACATTCTTAGATTGTTCCTTAAGGACACGTTGCCGTCCGGCTTCCGAAACCTTCGGTTTAGCATCAAATAATATTACTTGTTCGGCATGTTCAATTACTTTACCTTTTTGTTCTCCTTCCAATGCTTTGATTGACCAACAAGACTTGTGTAGATTGTAGTATACAAATACTTTTAACATGATGTTTCTCCTTAATAACCTAACCAAAATAATATATCTTTAGAATTGTAAGTATCTTTTATGCCATAGATTTCGAAAAATTCTTGTGCATCTTCGATGCCATGGTCAAATAATTCTTTGAGCATTTCGGCTTTTGATACTTCGATGTTATTGTCTATAAAATAATCTGAATTATACATTTGTTTCTCCTACTAACTCTTCGAGTTGGTCAATCATTTTGTGTCTAGTCATGAATTTATTATCTGTACTTAAAGCATAAACCTTTGAACGTCCTACTTTTTTAGTTCTCAATACTAGTATTGAAATGTTATGCTGATAACCTATTTTGTCACAAGCTTTTTCAAACATATAGTCTAAATATTTATTTGTATATTGTTTTTTCATAATGATTTTTCCTTTAGGTTTTCGGGGCGGTTAAACCCCGATAGTTTATTATAAATATAAGTTTATATTTTCAGACTCTTCGACCGATACCTCAACGAATTGATAACCTCGCTTTAAGTTTTTAAACTTACTTAGTATTGGTACTTCATCCGTTACTTCGTAAATTGCTTCGAGATGATTGTCCATTGCATCAAGATTGTAATTATAAGCAATTGTTTTTTGTTTACGGCTCAGTCTTTTACCTTCTTCAGTAATATTATTTATTATTACTGTAATACTTTCACCGGTTGTATTTGTAGCTTGATTGAAACGAGTTGTAAATAATCTACGATTAAACATAATATATATTCCTTTGAATAATAAATAATTAATTAAAATTTAGGGGAAAAAGCAGACTTAATAGTCTACTTTATCCGCATCAGTTGTTAGAAAAGCTTCAAATTGAGCCGAGATAGCATCAAACTTAGCCTCAAGGCTAGTCATTCTTTTTTCAGCCTCAATAAATTGAGCATCATGTTGTTTGGTTTTAGAGACTAAAGTCTCAAGTCTTTTCTTAAAGTCTTCGACTGACATCTCTGAAGCCTTCGGCTTAGAAACCGTAGCCTTAGTTTTAGTTTTAGAAACCGTAGGTTTTTCTTTAGAAACCTTTGGTTTCGGTGCTTGAAGTTTTACTTGTACTTTAGAAACCGTAGGTTTTGCTTTAGTCTTTGGTTTTTGTACAAGTTTAGTAAACTTGACTGGAACTTTTTGCATTTCTAAGAACTTAGAAACATCGCCCATCGTAATTGGAGTTTCTAAATGCTCCGCATTAAATTTTTGGAGGATTGCCCCAAAGACTTTGTACAGTTTAGAATTACCATGTAATTTAGCAAAATGTCCGGCTACTAGATATAATTGCTTCGTAGAAGCAGGACGGTTTGTGTCGATGTTTTGAAAAGCTTTTAAATTATTCATAAGTGTTACCTCAAATTGTGAAAGTGAAATCGAAGCCCCTTGCCTCGATGCCATTCCACTATAGTCACGATTCGAAAATCATTGCAAACACTTTTTTCAATTTATTTTTCAATACTACGTATTGTTTTTTTGTTTTGGGGGGTTGTTTTGGCGGAATTGTCTAGTTTTTGTACAGGAATTTCGGGGCTTTTCTCACGCAGGATATAGAATTTTTTTGTGGGTGGTGGGTGTAAAATAAATAATTACCCAAGTGTCTGAAACTTAATAAGTTTTGGTAGTTTATTCTATTAATTACTACTCATTTTGTTCCAAAATCTAGCACGTCAATATAAATTCTATGAATCAGACTATTCAGTGTGTGTATGCGTTTATAAATTCTTTGACTTTTGTCAAGACTAATAGGGGTGGGCAGGTCGCCTAGGGGGGTAGGTAGTATATATATACATTCTTAAACATTTTGGAGGATTTTTGAGTTGTCAACCACTAAACAACCCTACGCCTCTAGCGCGAAGTCGCTGAAATTGCGCCAAGTCTTTAAAGGGAGGAGGAAGAGCGCAGAAGATGCAGGAGTATAATAGACTAATAAGTATATGTTCACCCATTACACTTATGATAATGGTTGTTGTACATACATTAAACAATGATTAATACTAATCTTAATGCTGTGTATATGTATCTAATATAACCCCGGTGGGCTTATATGTATTATACAGTCGTATTGGGGTTTTGTCAAGAACTTTATTTATAACTTTTTTGCATAAAGGACTTGACAAAAGCTATATACGACTGTATAATATATGCATGAACAGTGAAAAAGCGTTAACCACAAAACAAGAAGCCTTCCTTCAATACTTAATTGAGTGTGACGGCGATACAAAGATGGCTGCAGAACTAGCAGGCTACTCGCCGCAAAGTCGATATGCAGTCGTTAAAGCGCTTAAGTCAGAGATTCTTGACCTTACTGAAGGGATGTTAGCCCTAAATGCTCCTAAGGCAGCCTCTAAGATGATTAATCTTTTAGATGCAGATGAGGCTATCCCACAAGCAAACATTAAACTACAAGCCGCACAGACAATCCTAGACCGTGTTGGGGTATCAAAGTCAGAGCGCTTAGATGTTAAGGTTGAAACACCAAATGGAATCTTCATTCTTCCGGCTAAAAAAGAAACAGTAATCGAAGCCGATTATGAAGAATGTTAAATATCCTAAGCCAAGAGGTCTTATGCCTTTTGGTTATAAAGTTTGCGACAACGACCCCGAACACATCGAAGAGATTACACCACACTTAGATGTTATCGCAGAGGTCTTACCGATGATTAAATCTAGGTCGTTGTCTCTCCGTGATGCTGCTGCAGATGTTTCAAAGAAAACAGGCGTAAAAATCTCGCATGAGTCTTTGAATAAGTTTCAAACAACTAGAAGACCTGATGGACGTCTTCCGCTTCCAGAAGGTATAAAAGAATGGGACACAAATCCCGAACGCTTCTTACAAGACGCAGACGGCAACTTCATTCTAAAAAAAGATGGAACACCAAAGAAGAAAGCAGGTCGAACTAAAGGCGCAAAGAGCCGTAGTTATAGTTACAGTGCAAAAGAAAAAGCACGAATAGAACAAAAAAGAAAGATAAGAGAAACACAAAAAGAAATACAAAAAGCCCAAACAAAGATTTCTAACAACAAAAAGAAACTACAGGCTGCAAAAGAAAACATAAACTTAATTGATGGAAAACAAACACTCATCACAGAAGATGCTTTAGAAGAGAAAGCCGATAGTGTTAAAAACCAAGTAAAGAAGAATGTAATCTTTCAGCCGAACGAAGGTCCACAGACTGAGTTTCTAGCCGCAGGCGAAACAGACGTTCTTTACGGTGGTGCAGCAGGTGGTGGTAAATCATATGCAATGATTATTGACCCCCTCCGATTTGCGCACAGAGAAGCACACAGAGCCTTAATTATTAGGCGCTCTATGCCAGAGCTTAGAGAACTAATAGATAAGAGCAGAGAGCTTTACCCGAAGGCATTTCCGGGTTGTAAGTACAGAGAAGTAGAGAAGCTTTGGACATTCCCCTCAGGGGCTAAAGTAGAGTTTGGTTTCTTGGAAAGAGACAGCGATGTTTATCGTTACCAAGGTCAAGCCTACAGTTGGATTGGCTTTGATGAGATTACGCATCTAGCCACAGAATTCTCTTGGAACTATTTGGCGTCTCGTTTACGTACAACAGACCCAGAGATTACGCCTTATATGCGTTGTACTGCTAACCCCGGTGGCGCAGGAGCGCATTGGGTTAAGAAGCGTTACATACAGCCCTCGCCTCCGAATGAAGGCTTTATGGGTGCAGATGGATTAACGCGTAAGTTTATTCCGGCTAGATTAGATGATAACCCATACTTATCTAAAGACGGACGCTACGAGCAGATGCTTAAATCACTGCCGCCAACACAACGTAAGCAACTGCTTGAAGGTGATTGGAATGTAGCAGAAGGCGCAGCATTCACTGAGTTCGATATGTTTAAGCATGTTATCGAACCTTTTGAAATCCCAATGCACTGGGAGCGCGTAAAAGGAATAGATTATGGTTATGCTTCTGAATCTGCTTGTGTTTGGGGCGCTGTAGACCCTAGTGATAACACACTAATTATATACAGAGAGTTGTACCGTAAAGGTTTACTCGCTACAGATTTAGCAGAAATGCTAACAAATATGGAAATTTCTGACCCAATTTCAACAAGAGGCGTACTAGATACAGCATGTTGGAATAGAACAGGGACAACAGGACCAACCATAGCAGAAACATTGTTACAAGCAGGACATAAGTTAAGACCTGCAGATAAAAATAGAATAGCCGGTAAGATACAAGTACACGAATATTTAAAAGTACAACACAGTGGCAGACCTAAGATGCAAATCTTTAACACATGTCCTAACTTAATACGTGAACTACAAACAATACCGCTAAGTAAAAACAATCCAGAAGACGTAGATACACACGCTTCTGACCACGCATACGACGCATTACGTTATTTAATAATGTCGCGTCCTAGAGTAGTGGATACATATTCGAGAATACGTGACTATCATAGAGAAACAGTATTCCAACCTTCTGATTCAACATTTGGATATTAATAATGCAAGATGAGAATAACAACAAGCCGGGCATTTTAGAGACAGCCAATAAT